GGATCCGGTCCTGCTGGTGTCGAGCAGCGACGGCGGCCTTGCTGGGGTCGGCGGTTTCGACGATCAGCGCTTCAGTTGCCAGCACGTCGACCATCTTGCCGTCCGGCGACAGGACCAGGCGATTGTTACCTTTGAGCCAGGTGATGTAACTCGGCGTCCTGCCGATGCGAGCCGCGAAAGCGCTTTTAGACAGAAACAATGGATCCGTCATAAGCCCTCCTTTCAACGGCTTTTCAATGGAAACCTTTCAATTTCAATGGATTGAATTTCAGTAAGCTGGCAGCCCACCCGCTAACGCTTTCCCGCGGGTTTCATGCCCCGTGTCCCTCGGATGCCGCCAGGGTCCCCGGCGAATTTTCGGCGCACCAATTTGATGCGCCACGCTACAGACCACGTATTCGGTGGCCTCCAGCGCGTCACGCCTGACCACCGCCCGAGGGCGGCACATCGCACACGCCCAACCGTTTGGCGGCCCAGCGTTCATACAGCCCGATGGCGACATCGGCACCAGCCATCGCGGTGAGGCATCCGATGCTCCCCGCCGCCAGTACCGACATGCCCGAAGCGTGCAGCAACATCATGGTGGAAAGCCCGCAGACCACGCAGGCCCCGGACCGAAGGAGCAAGCGGCGAATCAAGGACCAGCCACTTACCCCCGCTTTGTCGGCCCGCCATGCTTCGCCGGATATGCCCCCGACCAGGGATAGCACGATCACCATCCAGATCGGCATATCAATAAGCGCTTGCTGCTCGTTCGTCATCGCCCTACCCCATAAACGCAAAAACCCGGCGCAATGGCCGGGTTCAGTGTGGTGGTGTGTCCCGCTGCTTGCGGTCGCACCTATCGAAGATGGGTACTTTTTACAGGTCGATTCCGGTGGCAGCAAGCGGGTTTTAATGCCATGGCGCAATACGGGTGCAATACAGGTATGACGCAGGTGCAACGCAGGGACAACGCATTCAATCGGCTATCGCTTTTGGTGCCCCGTCTGACCTGTCCCACTATTCTGGTTCGGAGTAGGACAGCTACAGGCGCCTGAATACGGGGCTCTGCCCTACTGTCCTACCTTTATTCCTTTTCTCTTGTGTATAGAGAGAAAGCTAAAAGCACGCATGCGCGCCATGGGCGCGATTACGCACCCGCTATGCTCATGTGTGCGTGGGGCGGTTGAAGGTTGGACGGTAGGACAGGCCAACAACGGCGCGGCCTGCGCCTGTCCAACTGCGCTAAATGCGAGTCGGACAAGGCGGGACAGTAGGACAAAGGCACGCGGAGTGACGCCAGGGGTCATGCAGCCTTCCCCATCAGCATGCCGGCGATGTGCAGGTGGGCTTCGTGCAGGCGCTGGTAGTAGGTATCCCGACCGCATCCGCAGTGGGTGTACTTCTGCGACAGGAAGCTTTCGTGGTTGCAGTAGTGCTCACGCACGACGACCGACAGCTGCGGCGGCAAGTGCTTGTTGACGATCAGCTCAATGTCCGCAGACTCATCCAGCAACACCCGACTGCCGCGTGTGCCGCGTATCAGCTCGCCCTTGCACTCCATCAGCATGGCGATCATGTTGCCGCCGCTCGGCCCGCCCACGTTTTCTGCCACCGGCGAGTGCAGATCCTGTGCCCACAGCTTGAGCATCTCGTCGATTCGCTTAATCAAAGCAAGGCTCCTCGATCACCGACTGCTGCAGCGCAGACGCACGCCCCCAACCCGCAGGCTTTTCATAGGCCCAGGGTCGCACGCCACTTTTTGCCAATGCCGGCATGCGTCGCTTACGCCAACCCAGCCGGTGCATGATCGCCCCGACTCGCATCTGCTCGGGTTTGCCCCAGTGACCGAAGTCAAGCTTCAGCGCCTGGGTCAGGATCTCGTTGCCGGTGGCGGTTTCACCGATCTGCGACTCTTCCATCCAAGCGAGGATTGGGCCTTCCCATTCGTCCACCACGAAGCGTTCGTCCTGGGCCTCTGCGAACATCCAAGATTCGTCCTTGGTCACCCACCAGATATCGCCGGCTTCGAAACAGAACAGCGCCTCAGCCCATAGCTGATCGCGGACCTCGCGCAGTTGCTCCAGATCGACCTTGTTGCAGAACACCGGCCAATAGCGGCGGTTGCCAGTGGCGTCCTTGAGGTACTCCTCTTGGTTGGTGGTGCCCACGAAAACACACTGGCGTGGCACGTCGTTCGTTCTGCGGCCGTAGCTCTCGCGGTAGGTGTCGGTGGACGCGGAGAAGAACTGCTTGGCCTTAGTGCTTTCGGCCTTGTTGAAGCTGTCCAACTCGCCCAGCTCGACGATCCACTTGCCGCGAATCGCCTGGAAGCTGTCCTTATCGCCGAGAGCAAAAGGCGTATCCATGAACCACTCGCCGCCGAGGACGCCCATGGCCGTGGACTTACCAGCGCCCTGCCCGCCTTCGAGGATCATCACCGAGTCGGCCTTGCAGCCTGGGCGCATGACCCGTGCGACCGCAGAGATCAGCCAGCGCTTACCAACCTTGGCCGAGTACTCGCTGGCATTGACGCCCAGCACGTCGGTGAGCCAAGTTTCGATACGGGGCACACGGTCCCATTCCAGCTTCTCCAGGTACTCGCGCACCGGGTGGAAGGCATGGTCGTGGGCAACCACGCTGACCGCCTCGATCACATGGGAGGCTTTGACCCGCAGGTTGTACTGCTGCGCGAGCCACTTCATCACCCGCATGTCGTCGATGTCGGCCCAGTCACCGGCACCGCCGCCGAAGGGCGCTGATCGCAGCTTGACGATTTTGGAGCTGAACACGCTGTAGCCTATGACCCCGGCCCAGCGCTCGTCATTGCCCAGGATCAGCTCGACGTTTTGCATGTGCGCGATCAGGGAGCCGTTTTCGGTGTGGGCGAGCTGGTCCTTCCAACCACCCGCTGCAGGAGGCTTGACCACCGCTAGCACCTGGCGGCGGACAGCCTCCAGACCTTCGGCGACATGCAGGTCGTTGAAGTCGGTCCATTTGATCTCGCGCTCGCCGGAGAACACCGGAGCAACCACCTGGCCGCCGACAACCAGCGCAGCGTTGTTGGCCTTCTCTTCACCAGGGTTCCAGGGATCGCCGTTGGGGCGTTTGGTCTTCCAGTCATCATCGCGACAGATGATCAGCGGGCAGCCGGGGAAACGCTCGCGCATGGCCTTGGAGACCGGCAGCAAGTTGCCCGCGTCAAAGGCGATGGCGACGGTGAGCGAAGTCGCCATGTGCAGGCTTGCGCCCGTGGCGTAGCCCTCACACACCAGCACTGGCTCTCCGGGTTCAGGGTGCGGGCCGATCAGGTGGAAGGCGCCTTCCTTCGACATGCCGTAGGGCCAATACGCTTTGTCCCGCCCGGTGTCCTCTTGCTTCGCGGGGAAGATCACCTGCAGACCGACGATCTGGTCGCGCACGTTGCACATGGGCACTAAAAAAGCGCCGGTACGGAGCGCATAGCGAACCTTGAAGCCGACGATCTGCTTTCGATCTAGGTAAGCGCTCTTACCCTTTTCGGGCATACGCTTGAATAGGCCGGCTGCACGGCTGGCCGCTCGGCGTGACGCGTTGGCCGCGATCTCGGCGGCCTTACGCTTGGCCTCCTCCTGGCGAGCGCGCATGACTTCGCGCTCTTCTGGGCTCATACGACCGGCCTTGACCTTGATCTTCTGGGTCTCGCCGGAGCGCCAGTCACCGAAACTGCCGAAGATCAGCGTCTCGTTCTTTTCGGTGCGGTGTTCGTGGATGACGTACCAGCCGTTCTTTTCCTTGCCCTTATCTTGGGTGGTTTTGCAGCGGGTGAGTTTGCCGAATACGAGAGGTTGAGCGGGTTCGAGACCGTAGTCTGCAAATTGATTGAGCACGTCATCGAGCATAATGGGAAGCCCTCAGATCATCAGCGGTTTTGCACCCAATGCACAGCGTGCAACCGGGTTGTGCCGAGCGGCGCGCCTCAGGAATACGTTCGTCACACTCATCACAGAACATCAGGGAGTGCGGTGCCGCGCTGGACATCAGCGCCAGGCGTGCAGCCACGGCTTGATCGATTCGTTCCTGCACCAGATCATTTGCAAAGTCAGCAATATCAGCCACGTTCCACCCCGCGAGTCGTCTGGTTGACGTAGCGGGCGCGGTTGTACATGCCCAACAAACCCTGAATGCCGCGAAACACCAACTGGCGGATCTCGGCCAGCTCGCCGTCATCAACTTTGCCGTCGCCAATGTGCTTAGCCCAGGTTTCGGACAAATCGGCGACCTGCCGGAAAAACATGGCGATACCCGTGGTCAGGGTTTCAGGCATGTCGTTGGTGTACGCCTCAGCCAGTTCCTGCCAGATCGTGTCGCCGACAAGACCGTGCACAGCGTCGAGAATACGACGGTCCTTGGTCAGTTCGAGGATCTCGCCGAACTCCTGGATGTTGATGGTGTGCGAGGGATGGGTGGGAGACAACTTGTGCTGCAGCGTGGTGGCATTGCGGCCGGTGGTGGCGGCGATTGCGGCGGCACCGCCGGGATAGTCCCGTGCGGCGTGGTACAAGGCTAATTCGAGCGTCAGTACTTCCTTTTGCGCTCGATCAACACAGCTTAAAGCTACTCGGCTCATGGCATTAATCCTACTAAGTTGCCAGTGCCCCGCGACGTGTAGTGGTGATACATTTGCCGCGTGGCTTGAAAGGGCCCAAACGCCGGCTAGATCTTAGGGATCGAAACCGGCACCGTGCCGAGGCGAACAATCCGTTGCTCACCTCTGGCGCAACAGCTGCCTAATCTGTGGTGGAAAAGGCAGCAACCCAAGACATCCGTGTCTTGGCAGCGCGATAAAGGGAGGTGGTTTGCATGTGGTGTGCCCTCCTACCTTCGTCGCGACCCGACAGCACTGTGGTGGTGTGTGCCGGGAGGAACTGGGCGGCCCTTGGGTCGCCTTTTTTCTATCTACGCTGCAGCTTTCTGAGGGGCCGATGCATTAAGCAACCAGGCAGCGTCAAACGCGTTGCCCTTCTTCTCTGCTGCGGTCGCTAAGAGTTTTGCGTAGTGGGTTTCACCTGTGTAATCGGTGCGGGGAAGGCTGGCAGCCAAGCGCCATTTATTGAGCGCCTGATAGCTCCTTTCACACACCTTGGCGGCGGCTCCAATGCCGCCTACTGCTTCAAATGCGAATGCGATGGCGTTCGGAAAATCTGCGGGGTCCAACATGGCAACCTCCATTTATCAACTCGCGGTTGATATTAACATCAACTGACTATTGCGCAACCCCTGTGAGAGTATCAACTCATGGTTGATAAGAACGAGCTACGGGCAGCTTTCACGGCGCGCCTTCACGAAGCACTCGACGATGCCGGTGTACGCACCCGGGGACGTGGGGTGGATATCCACGCGCAACTGGTGAAGGCAGGAGCTGAAAAAAGCAAGCAGGCCGTCAGTAAGTGGCTGAACGCTGACGCTATGCCTGAGGCGGATAGCATGGCCGTGCTGTGCTCTTGGTTGAAGGTGCGCCGTGAGTGGTTGGAATACGGCGTGCTACCTAAACAGCAGACCGGAGTTAGCAACGTCCACGCACTAGCAAAAGAAAATGAAAGTAATGTGCGAGAGGTAACGCGCCTGTTCGGGAGGGTACCTCTCATTTCATGGGTGCAGGCAGGAGCGTGGTGTGAGGCTAATTTCGAACACCACGATGGTGAGAGCTGGCTATCCTGCCCTGTTCCAATCAGCGAGGCTGGGTATGCCCTAAAGGTGCAAGGGGACTCTATGACTAATCCAGGCCCCGGACGTAGCTATCCAACCGGATGTATCATCTTTGTTGATCCTGAAGCCGAAGCTAAACCAGGTGATCGCGTTATAGCGCGCGTACCGCGCACTAACGAAGCTACCTTCAAAGTCCTGGTTGAAGATGCAGGGCGCCAGTTTCTAAAACCCATAAATCCGCAATATCCCATCATTGATATTACAGAAGAAACTCACATCTGCGGAAAAGTTGTAGGATCATTTATCCCTGAGTAACTCATCAGAATTTTTATTTAGCTTATACATTGCTCGAATCTGATTACGAACGCGAGCGCCAGCAAATCCAATTATTTTATCATTCCCAATATCTTCATAATCCGCATAGGCTGTATCTTCGTACAGATCAAACAACGCTTTATTTCCATTCAGAAACTTAGACACCTGCAAATGTTTCAGAAGAGAGTACTGCTCAACATAGGCTTTGAGCCCAGCACCATATGGAGTAATACAATTAAAAAACATCAATTTAAGCTCATCATCTGATAATTGGGCTCTTAAAATATTTGAATATTGCCTTCTATGAAAATACTCCATTCGGATCATTCGAGGTGAGCGCCTTCCTGTTTGTTGGTCTCCGGAAAACATCTTAAAACCATCAACAAGCTTCAATATTTGATACATATTCCTATAATACTGAGAAAGTAGAACCCGGATTTCACCCTCAACACCCTCTTCAAATGCCTGTAGTAGGAGCTGCTGATCGCTCGAGATTTCAGGCTTAATCGCAGCATACTGTGGCTTCGGTGTCTTTCGTTGCGCTTGGGCTGAATCCTCACAAGCATAGCGATATTGTAGCAATACCTCGCGCACAGCCGCCTGAAAACCATTCGCGCCAAAAGAACCGGTGTTATCCCTAATTCTCTCAGCAGTTCTAGCATGGACGTCTATCAGCCTAAAGAATACAGACTCAAAATTCTGGCGCTCGAACACAGCCGTCTGCTTATCTTGAATTCGATTAGCAATGCGCGTTTCCTCTCTCGCCTCTTTTAATTCTTGTCCTTGGGTACGAATGGTATACAGCACACCTAAAAGCGCCATAAAGCTTAGGAGCGGATTTAGAACCCCACCAAAAAAGTCACCAAACTGCCCTAACTTGTCGATCTGCCCTGCAAACTTCATCGCTACAAAAGGCAGATCTATGCCATAAGTCAGCTTCAATACAATGTAACCCCCAACACAGCTAATCAGAGAAACGCTCACCACCATCAGCAGTGCACCAAAGTTAGTCTCCACTTTCTGCGTCGCAGCACTCTTAATGCGCCGATAAATGCCCACAGGACCGTCCTGATAGATTGATCGATTTCGTCTTACGTCCTTTTTAAGCACAGATAACATCCAGATTTGATTAGCAAGTAAAATGTGAATATGGATAGATGCTATCTAATCGCCACTACCTCCGTCCACTTTAAAAACGATCACATTAAATCAACCAGCGGTTGACTTTAGTCAACCAAAGGTTGATATTTGCCTCACTCTTCCACCACAGAGCGAGGCAACACCATGCACACCACAGCCACCTTGCACGTCCACCCGGCCGCTGCTAACCCCTCCCGCATCTTCGAAATACGCCGCCTAGCACGAAACTGTGGCTGCGCCTTCATCGCGTCTAAACCCAAGCTGAACCAGCGCTACGCACCTGCCCCCTTCAATCCAAACGGCGGAGGGCACGCGGCATGAAAAAGTACAAACTCGACAACCGTACCCTGACCCTGCTCAAGGCCCAGGTCAGCTTGACCCAAACCTTCAACCACCTGCTGCGCGCAGAAACACAGCGTGAGGCCCTGGCCTTCCGCCTGAACGTCGAGCGCCGCAAAGTCGACACGCACTTCACCGTTGAACTGGGCAGCGAACGCCACACGCTCACCCTGACCAATACCAAGAAGATGCACCTCAAGCTTGCTGACTTCATTGAGGAGATCGTCAACGGGCCAGCCAACCCAACCGATCCATCGTCTCTGCCACACGCAGACCGCCGCTACGGTGCATTCGAGACCGAACACAAGCAGCAGGTATTCGACCTGGTGCAAACCGGCGGCGCCATTAGCCTCGATATGGGCTTCGAGCAACCGATCAACTTGGCAATCCACCGCAGCAAAACCCGCGCCGGCATCACCACCATCATGAGCATCGGCGTCAGAAAGCCACGCACCAAGTGCTTCACCGTGTACGGCAGCGACGTGGAGATCTACTCCATGGTGGCCGAATCCATCACCCACCTGGCCGCCGTGGCGACACCCGCCGCGCATGCTGCCTAGGAGGTCGAAATGGAACGTAGCCTGGAAAAAGCCGCCAAGTACTTCGGCCTCACTCGCCCAAAGCTGATCGCTCTCATGCGTGAAAAGGGCCTGCTCAACGTCCGCAATCTACCGGCGTTCCCGGTGCGGGATCGCGAGTACCTGCGAGTCAAGGACAGCAACTGGTACCACCAGACCGCCGGCATGCAGTACAGCCAGTCGACCAAGGTCCGACAAGCCGGCATCCGCTGGCTCGCCGAACAGTTGGGCCTCGAAGTGCCAGCCATCCCGGCAGACAACCGTGACGTGGCCTAGGGAGTACGCCCGACAGATCGTCGCCATGCGCACACGCGAGGAGCGCAACACTGCACTCCTCGAAGTGCCGGAGCATCTGCGGGAGCTGACTAAACGCCATTGCCTGAATGCCTGGAACCACCCTTCACGACTCAAACGCAAGGAGGCCGCTGCCCATGAGCAACACCAGCCAAACACCGCTACGACTGCAACCCGCACCGGATAGCGCGACCGTCGAGATGCTGCACCAACTCTTCGGCGACGTGCTTATCCCTCTGGAAAAGCTGCGCGTGCACTACTTCAAGAATCTCAACGAAAAGACTTTCACCGAGGCGATCAACAGCGGCCGGATTCAGTTGCCAGTGACCACGCTGGATCCCAGTGTGAAGGCGTTGCGGTACGCGCACATCAAGCACGTCGCGGCACTGATCGATATCCGCGCCTACAGGGCAGATGAGGACATACCGCGACCGCAAAACGACTCAACCGAGCAGGACCAGTAACCAGACGGCTGCCACCACCAGCCACGTAACTACCAGGAGCACACCACATGACTGCAATTCAAATCTGCGCATTGATCAGCATCGTAATCACCGCCGGCATCCTCTACTGGGTCGGATATCGAGGCGGCCTCACTGACGGCAAAAATGATGGCTACGACGAAGGCCATTCTGACGGGTACGTCTTGGGCCGGGACGAAGCTTCAGCCGCATACGCAGCCTCTCTCAAAGATATGTCAGATCAATGCATGCGCACCGAACTCCTACTGAGCCGGGAACCGCAAGACCGTTACACCCTTCTCGCCATTGCCGAAAAGCTGAAGCTCGCAGCAGACACCTTCCGCGCTGTTAGATCAGAAAGCCAAGCAACGCAGTCACTCGCCCTACGTGACAAGGCACTGAATATGGCGGCCCTGATGGACCGCTTCGAGTTGAAGGAGGATGCCGCATGAGCCCAGCCATCCCCATGCTGCGCTTGTCCCCACAAGCCGCCGGCACACTGCAACAGCAGCACACAAAGGCCACCAGGGAACTCCACGTTCTTACCCTCTACAACAAAGAACTCGACCGGCAGTTGAAAGCGCTGATCGGTTATGACGCTTTGCGCCAATTGCACAAAGCAATCGAAAACGCCCTGCTGCTGGCCGATCTCGTGAAGGAGGCCGCATGAACTGCATCCTCACCCATACGGGCAAGCGCTTTGACCTGTACGAGCCTGACGCGGACATGATCGACCCACGGGACATCTCGCACTCGCTCGCACACCTATGCCGCTTCAACGGCCACACCCGCGAGTTTTACAGCGTGGCCCAACACAGCTGCATCGTCGCCGAGCTGGTGCCGGAAGAACACAAGCTCGCGGCCTTGCTTCACGACGCCACCGAGGCATACCTGGGTGACATCCCCCGCCCACTCAAGCAGTGGATGCCCGACTACCGGGGCTTCGAGGACGTGATCTGGATGCGCGTTTGTGAGCGCTTCGACCTCGCCCTCGATCTCCCGGCTTGCGTGCACCGTGCCGACCTGATTGCGCTGGCGACCGAACGCCGCGACCTCATGCCAACCGATCCGGCTATCTGGGATTGCTTAGTCGGCATCGAACCCACGGTTGAAATCATCCGCCCATGGCCTGCCGCTGAAGCCCGAATCACCTATCACCAGCGCCTGATGGACCAACTCGCTATCGAACATCGGAGGAAAGCGGCATGAAGAACCACCAGGACAACGCCAATACCCAGCCCGCTTTGCTCCGCCCTGCAGGTGGCGTCGACACGCTAGAAACAAACAGTCTCTGCTGCGCAGCAGCAGGCATTATTGCCTCTTCCAGCGCCACTGCTGAGGCACTTATACCCCACGAAAAGCTGCGCGGGGCAGCGCTCGCTGATGCAACGCTAAACGCTCAGGTTCGCCCGCTCGCGCAGCCTGCCGTGGGGTATAACCACCCAATTGCATCAGCCGTCAAAACCCAGTTCGGTCTCGACTTTTCCGGCGAGATCCGCGTCGACCTCTTCGCTGGCGGCGGCGGCGCAACCATGGGCCAGGAGATGGGCACCGGCATGCCGGTCGACATCGCCATCAACCACAACCCCGACGCCATCAGCATGCACAAGCGCAACCACCCGAGCGCCGAACACTACATCACCGACGTCTACGACGTGTGCCCCCGCCTAGCAACACGCGGCCGTCCAGTAGCGCATCTGCACGCTAGCCCTGAATGCACCCACCACAGCCTTGCTGCTGGCGGTCAGGCGCGCAGCACCACCAGCCGTTCGCAGTCATGGGTCATCCAGAAATGGGGAGGCCAGGTCAGCCCCCGCATGATCACGATGGAAAACGTCGTGCAGATCCTGCAGTGGGGGCCGCTGATCGCGAAGCGCTGCAGCAAGACTGGCCGAGTGGTACGCCGTGACATGACTGTCGCGGCTGCTGGCGAGCGGGTACCGGTACAAGAACAGTACCTGGTGCCCGATCCAAAACGGAAAGGACAAACCTGGCGCCGCTTCGAAAACAACCTGCGGTCCATGGGCTACGACCTGATGTACGGCAAACTAAAAGCCTGCGACTTTGGCGCCGCCACTACCCGCGAGCGCTTGTTCCTGATCGCTCGCCGTGACGGCCAGCCACTGCGCTGGCCTGATCCGACGCACTTCAAGAACCCAGCCAAGGGACAGTCAGCCTACCGCACCGCCGCCAGCTGTATCGATTGGTCTATTCCATGTCCGAGCATTTTCCTCACCAAGGAAGAAGGCCGTGCTGCAGGTGTAAAACGACCACTGGTGAACAACACCATGGAGCGCCTGCGCAAAGGTGCCAAACGCTACGTCATCGAGCACAAAAACCCGTTCATTGTCAGCGTCAACCACAGCGGCAACGACCTGGCGCGTTGCCAATCCGTTGACGATCCCACAAAGACCATCACCGGTGCGCATGGGTTTGCTCTTGTCACCCCGCAGCTCGCGCCCTTCATCACCGAACACGCCAATGGCAGCAGCCAGCGCAACATGCCAGGTGATGACCCTCTACGCACCATCTGCAGCGGCGTGAAGGGCGGACACTTCGCCCTGGCCGTCGCATACGTCGCCCAGCACAACGGCGGATACAACGTGACTCCTGGGCACCACCCGAAGCAACCGCTGACGGCGATCACCACTACGTGCAGCCAGAAGCAGATCGTCACTGCGCACCTGTCGACGCTTCGTAGGAACTGCGTCGGCCGAGCCATGGACGAACTGGTGCCGACTATCACGGCCGGTGCCGAGCATCACGCCCTGGTCGAGTACAAGCTCGCGCCAGAGGTCGAGGCCGGAGCCATGCGTGTAGCAGCCTTCCTTATGGGCTACTACGGCAGCGACAACACCTACGACCTGCGTGACCCAGCCGCGACCATCACCACGCGGGACCGCTTGGCGCTTGTGACGGTGACGATCAAGGGCACGCCATATGTGATCGTGGACATTGGCATGCGAATGCTCACCCCGCGTGAGCTTTACCGGGCGCAGGGCTTCCCCGACAACTACGTGATCGACCGTGGGCACGACGGCCGAAAGTTCAGCAACAAGACTCAGGTGTTGATGGTAGGTAACTCTGTGTCGCCATGGCCGATGATGGCGCTGGTCAAAGTAAATAATTGCCGAAGTGAAAGAGAATTGACCAAGGAGGCAGCATGAATACTCTTTTCCTACTTATGGCGCAGTACGAAGGTCAAGCAGTCATTCCTCTTGATCGAGTATGCGCTGACTACATGCATCTGACCGTTGAGAAATTTAAACGCAAACGTTTAGATGGTGAGATCGACATAGCTGTCGTACGACTAGGCGCAGACTCCCAAAAAGCAGCACTGGGCGTTCATATAAAAGACCTGTCAGACTACATTGACCGACAACGTGAAAAAGCAACACGCGAGCAAAATCAATTAATGGGAAGAAAAGCGGCTTAAACAACTGCACAAAAACTCAACTACCATCTGGGGCCGAAGGCCCCAGCTTCATTCAAGACTAAAATAAATAAAGCAAAAACGGCAAACAAGAATCATTTTTTCAATGCGCTATATTTTTGACTAGAAACCCAATCACTAATATAGCCAGGCACCAAAAGCTCAAACTTAGCTCGAGATCCACCAGTGTAAAGTGAGCAAACCTTTCTATCAAACCCAAGCACGTCACCTTGCCTGATGTCACCAAACATATCCGGCGCCAACATTACTGAATCGTACTCAGCATTTCTCGCATTCTCCACCATACCTAACTGATAGCCACCAGATGACACACTATCAAGTGAGAGAAGAGAGACTTTAAGCCTCTCCAAATTATAGCCTCTCTCCATCATCGCCTGAATCTTATCAAACACTTTATTCTCGGACTGCCCTTGAGCCAGCGCATCCCAAGTCGGGTAAAAAAACAATTTCCTATGCTTAGGTGGGGTACCAGCATAAAACAAGTTTATGCAGTCAACCATAAACATTTCAAACGACTTCCTCGAACCATGCAAAATAGCAAATCTTACACCTGCATGTGACAGCCGCTGAAACCATTCAAACATACCCCACTCAGAATCAACGAGAATAGTAGAAGGCGTGTCGGGCACCTTATTCAGGTCATAGAAAATAACATTTGTCGGATCATTACCCCCTCCCTCATACGGCAATTTTATTTTAGTTGGGTGAGCATCAATCAGCGGATTTAATACGCCTTCCATATCCTTGCCTGCTCTGACGGAGCGAGTGACATCCCGTTGGCGAATTTTTTTAGCGCGTTGAAACACAGGACCAGTAATACATTGATACTCATCACCCAAAGTTATTACTGCTTGTGGACTGCGATCAAGAATCTGAAGTATCGGCCGCGAAAGATCGTGACTCTCGTCGACAATTACGTGAGTATAAACATCTGGCACAACTTCACTTGAAAGCGACAGGCACTTCAACAAATGGTAGCCGAGAACAGGGAACCTAACCTCATAGATTGCAGGAGAAATTGTCGCCTCCCAGACTCTAATTGAGTATTGCACCAAAACATCCGATTCAATACTACTTAGCCGCTCTTTAATATAGGGCAAATTTCGTTTATTTAACGAAACATCTAAGCTTTCACAATAACGCATTACAGCCCTTCGGCATATAGCGGCAACCCTTGCAGGGCTAATGCCGCCAACAGGTCCAAGGTTCAGAACCCGAGCGACCTCAGCATCACTGAGTTGGAGATACTCGTCGGCAGCTATGGAAAGATGGGGGTAAATAGATCGTAATAATTCAGAAGCAAGCATCTTGAATGTTCTTGCTACGACACCATGACTCTTGATCCGCCCAGTCAGTTCATAAAGTTGAACTTGGGTTTTAGCAAGCACCAATGTCGAGCCAGGATTCATAAATTCGATCAGCGAGGAGATTAGATGCGTTTTCCCCGTACCTGCATAACCTTGAATATGAATGGACTCGTCTTTTTCCGCCAAGAAAGACTTAACTATGAGATTCTGCGGCGAACTTAAGCATAAAAGCCCTCCACTCGGTGTTTCGACCTCAACCTTAAATGCAGCCACCTTCTTAAAATGCCTTAACCGAAACTCATAATCCCACGTACCATTCGCAAGGAGATAATCCTCGGCCTTCACATCTTCTGGGGAGAGCAATTCCAGCCCGACTTTACGAAGACGATCTAGTCCAGAGTTAAACTTACCACCTTCAAAAATCCTTTTAGCTTCAGACGCAAGACTTGCACCTCCATCCCCCTTCGCCTCACCCCAAGCAATCAAATCAAATAAAATTCGCTCAGCTGCGACAACAACATTAACACCACGCTCAACCGATGCAACATGCTGAATTAAAAGAGCTCCTGCAATTTCCGCAACAGTCATTTCATCAAACAACTCTGACGGAAACAAAGTGAGAGATAAAGCTCTAGCTTTCCCCTCACACAAGGGAATATAAAACTTATCCTCTACAGTACCAAAAAACCTACGCATAGCCCCACCCACAAAAAGCTAAAAAAATAGCTGATTAATTGCTGCCTCAGTGACACGAACCGGCCTACGTGCATCAACCAGCAAATTTAACGATTTGATGCGAGACTCAACAAGAAACTTTGGAGCACTGAAGAAAATTCGCATTTCATTTACTATTTCTGAATAAAGCAACTGATTACAAGGTTGATTATCGAGATAGATAGGTCCATACCCTCGATTTTTAAAATTCAACTCTTCTTGAAGATGAATAAAATACCCATTGAACATTTGCCGAGGCATTAACAAACAACATGCAAAAAATCTTGCCTGCCATTCAATATCAGCAGACCCACCCACAGACACACGGGGCTTTAAAATAACATCAGTGCGCTGCTCATGACAGACCGCAGACTTTATATAGGAACCATGCCCCATCACAACATGACCTATCAAGCAAGCCAGCGCAAACCTTTGAACGCCTATGCTTTTCCCTAAGGTAAACACCGTCAACGTAAGGTTAGAAAAATCAATACTACCAATTTCCGTAGAAGGAGCTTCCGAATAGATCAACTTTAAACCAAGCGTCGGATCCAGCTTTTTAAAAACCTCATCAAGACATACTCGCTCATCCTTAAAACGCACACATTTATACGATGCATTTTCTATAAGCTCAGATTCCACAAAGGGGATAGCAACAGCCGGAGAAATTAATTTCTTTTTCTTTTTTTTGCTCTTACCTGCCTGCTTCTTCATGATCAATCCTTTCCAAGTCATGATTAACGGCTTATTGAGAGGGCGACAACATCTACGAGCTCAAAATACGCCTAAACATCCCCCACTCCAAGTATGAATCGCCCCTACCACGCAAATGCGTGTACCTGCGCAATGAGTTCCAGTCCCGATGACCTGACACATTGGAAACTCTTGGTATATCCCAGTCCATCTCAAACAGACGACTGACTCCCTCATGACGCAAGTCATGAAAATGCAGGTCTTCGATTCCCAATATCGGACACGCTCGTGTAAAAGATGCGGACACCGATTTGGCATTGTACGGAAAAATCTCTCGTTCAACTTTCGGCATTGTGTGCAGAATCGCCCAAGCCTCATCCGGCAAATGACACCACACATCGTTACCGATCTTCTGTCCTGGATTTTTCATATCCCGCACCAATACCGACTGCCGAGCACAATCGAGATCTTCCCACCGTATCCGAGTGATCTCTTCCTGCCGGCGCGTCGAGAAAAGCGCAAAGGCAATCATCTTCGGCATGTGTATCGAGTCTGACCGGCGCTTCTGCATCTCAAAAAAATGAGTCATGAGCTTGTCCAGTTCATCGAGCGTAGGCCGCCGATTACGCTCCTTGCTCTTACTGACCATCCCCAGCTTCCGTAATACCTTGCGAGCATCAGGCATCGCATGAGGATCGACCTCATAGCCCCACGCCGGCCGTGCCACAGACAACACAGCGCCCAGGTGCGACAGATCATTACCAACCGTCTGCGCCTGCACACCGCCACCCTCCTCGCTCATCCGCCACTGCGCGTACTCCACCAGCTTCTGGCTGTTCAACGCTGCATCATCCAACTCACCTAACCAGGTTTCCTTTATCGCGCTCAACGTCGCGCTCTTGGTCTTCCCCAGCGGCCGGATCTTCTCGTACTCATCCAGGTACTGCTCGATCATCTTCTTGATCGTCACCCCTTTCCGATTCGCCCGCTCAATAGCACCTGGCTGGGCCATCTCGGTCTCCCGTCGCTTGATCCAGGCCTGGGCCACCTGCTTACGGTCGAAGGTTTGGCTTTCCTGATAAACTGTCTTGCCATCCCGATTGATCCGTATCTGCGCCGTATAGGCTGTCGAGTTGTCCTTGCGCTTACGTGCTGTGATCGTGCCCATTTCCAGTTGCTACATTGCCAAATTTGATCGCTACAATGTAGCAACCGACTTTAGAAAACAAGGGAAAATGGGTAAAAACCGCTGTATAAAAGATCAGTATTAATGAATTCCGAAAAAGCCGTATCCCCAGCAAACGCTAGCCCTTCACACTCAGAGCCGTCACGCCGGTTTAGCGTCGCCCCGATGATGGATTGGACCGACCGCCACTGCCGGTTCTTCCTGCGCCTGCTCTCCAAACGCGCCCTGCTCTACACCGAGATGGTCACCACC